TAATATCTATTACCTTTTTTTATTAATTTATATCCTAAATCTACATCTGCTTGAATACCTTTTTCAAAAGTAGGATGTTTTCTACCTTTTAAAATCATCCCTGTTTCATAATCTCTTGTTGGTAAATGTCCTACTTGATCTCTTGTGTACCCAAGTTTAAATGCAGTTTCATAATCATATCCTTCTCCTTCTGGATCAAACATAGGAAACTTTAATTTTTTTTGTTTTTGGATATTACCCATTATTCAACTAGACCAAGTGCTCTTGCCGATTCTTCTACTTGTTCTGCACCTTGTTGTGCTTCTGGTGAACCTAATTCTTTAACAGCTTGGTTTTGTGTTAATGCAGTTTGTGCCTGTTGTTGTTGCATAGCCATTTCTTGTGCCTGTTGTTGTTGTTGTGCTCTCATCTCTCTCATTTCTGCAACTTCTTCTGTACCTCGTAATACAGTTTTAGGAACACCTAATAAATTTGCCCTAGACCTTATTGCAACATCATGGTTTATATTATCCATAATACTTGGATCAATCTGTCCTACTTGCATAGCTAATGCATATAATCTATCAATAGCAATAGATTCTTCCATTCTTTGTGATCGTGCTAATGGTCCTACATATTCTACATCTACTGTTTGTCCTTGTATTATTTCTGGTGCAGGTATCAATGCTTCTGCTCTTAACATAATACCAAATACTCTTTCAATTAATGGATTTAAAAACTCACTTTGAAATCTACCTAATGTTGGTCCTAATAATCTTTGCATTAATTCATATCTAACCTGTACCTCTGTAGCTGTCATTTGAGGTCCTTGTTGTAATTGTAGTTGGTCAGAATAAAATGCTTGTCGTATTGCTGTTCGTAATTGGTTTTCTTTCATATCTGTTATCTGCCAATTACTACCAATAGGTAATGGTCTTACACTACCTTCATTTCTTACAACAGTTATACCAGCAGGTGTCATTCTTACTCTACCAATAACACCATCATCCGTTACAAGTAATGGTGGATCAATAGCTTTTGCCCATGCTTTTAATCCTATTTCTACTGCTTTGTTTAATGTTTTAATATCTGGTAATGCATTATAACTTGGTGATCTACCATATATCTCGCCTGTTGCTTTTGCCCATCTTGGCACAAGGTATGGAAACTCATTATAACCACCCTGTCTTACTGTCATCTTATCTTCTATACATACATGACAAGAATAAAAAGGTAGTTTAGTTTTAACTTTACCCATTGCTCTTTCATAATCTTCAGTTGGTTCTACTGCATGAATAAATGTAAATTCTTTATCTGGTTTTTCTTTAGCTGCTTCTACAAGTTTTTCTCCAACATTCTTTTCACCAAACTCTTGCATTGCTTGTCGTGCTGTCAAATTATATTTACGATAAACTGTATCTATTCTTCCATCATTATTTTCTTTAATATAAAACTCTTTAATGTGTAATGTATTAAAATGAACACCACCCTCAGTAAAACCTTTTTTACTTTCTTCTACAAATAATGCACCTGTACCTATAGAACATAGATCAAGATATAACTCATGTACTTCTGTATTAAAATTAGATTCATTAAATAGGTCATACATTCTTTTTGCAGAATTTTCTAACCATAATTGTACATCTCTGTTCTGATTTAGTTCAGCACTTCTTAATTTTAAATGAAACCATTGTAATGATGGTGATGTTAATGTGCCATGTAAACTTGCAGCTAATAAATTGTTTGCAGTTATAGCAGTAGAATCAAATAATACTTCTGTTCTTTTTTCACCTTTTTCTCTTTTAGATACAACTTCTGCTTTTCGTGGCATTACATAATCAAGAATGTCTTGCCAATGTTCTTCCCATGTTCCTCTATGACTTTCTAATTGTGCAAGTCTTTTTTTTATGTATTCAAAATTTGCCATTAGGTTATTCTAGTTGGTTTTTTTACACCACCTAATAATGTTTGTGCTGTTTGTGCTGGTTCTTTTACACCTTCACCAGATGTTAATAATGTACCATAAGAACCTTGCTTACCTAATGATATCATTCTTTGTCTTTCAGCTTCTAACTTTGCTTCTGATTCTGCAACCTTGTCATCAATTTCTGGCATTGGTTGTGGTTGTGGCATACTTGGTGTTTTCATTCCTCCACCCATTATAACCTCCTATAAATATTTACATTCATTTCTTAATAATCCATATAACACAGCATTGTGAAATTTCATACCTTCTCTAATAACTTTTCTAACAACACCTTCTTGTTTAAATCCTGCCGATTCAATTAATTTTCTACATCTGGTATTGTTTGGTTTAGTCATTGCAGTTACTCTAACACACTTACAGGTATAAAAGCAATACTCAAATACTTGTTTAGCATAACTCCTTCTCATTGCTCTAGGATTGTCAAGTGCTAAATGCATCCAAATATTAAAACCATCATAATGAGAAAATATAGTTCCACCTACTATTTTATCACCATCATAGTAACCTATATGAGTGTAATCAGAATCTACTCCTTGAATATTTGCTCGTGGTGCTACAAACTTTAAAACTTCTTTTGCTAATAATTTATCAGTTTTAGCAAGAATCATTGCCCAAGAATAGTTCTTGCAGTTGTAGCTTCTTCACCACCACCAAGAGTGCTTCCTGAACCATAACCCATACCTCTTACCTTACCTCTTAATTTTCTTTCTCTAGCATCCTTTGCCTTCTGTGATTCTTGTGGCTCTGGAGCTGGAGCAGGTGGTGGTGGTGGGGGAGGTGCTGGAGGCTTTGGTCTTGAAAAAAATCCACCCATAACTTACCCTTTCTTTTTTTTCGGAAAACCTTTTTTCATATTTGCATATGCTTTAGAACTAATAGTTGACTTTTTTTTAGTTCTAGAAGTTCCAGCTTTCTTTCTTTTGTTAATATTATAGTAAAGACCTTTTTTAGCCATTTTACCAGATTTAGTTTTATGTTTACCTTTCATGATCTTCTTAATAATCCTTTTTTTGTTCTTTTAATTTTTTTAAAATCTGCACCTGTAATTTTACCTTTTGGTGATGCTTTCCTTGCTATTTTTTTTTGTTTAGGGGATAATTTTTTTACCATTATTTTTTTCTTTTCAACATTTTTTCTAATGTAGCAGCTTGTGCTGCATGAGATTTAGATGCTTTTTTTAACCCAGAAATTACTTTTCGTACTGTCGCTTTGTTCATTTCTTTTTCTTTTTTTTCATCATTTTATTTTTTTTAGATGGTCTACCGACTTTTGATCCGTAAGTTCCTTTTCCCATTGGCATTACATACTCCTTGTAAATAAGTTAAAACTAGAATCAGATTGTATCTGCATAGGTTCGGTATTCCTTGTTCTTGCCTTTCGCAATGACATTACTGCATATCGTAATGCAGATATTATATCATCATTCATAGGAATTATCTTACCATTCTTCCTGTGATACAACCTAATTTCTTCTAGTATTTTACTTTGATTAGAAAATATTTTCAACCTCTTTGTTTGAAATCTTGTTAACATCTCCATTACTCCTGCTTCTACACTTATACCACCACTACCTTCTTTCATTCCATTTTGTGGTGGATTCGTAAAATGCTCTCTTAATAAATTAACACCCTCATCTCTATACTGCATAGCTAAACTTTTACCACTACCTTTGTCTGCTTGTCTGCCATCCATAGGATATATAACAGGAATCCACTTACCTCTTGCTTTTATTGCTGATGCATGAACAGGTACAGTTTCTTGTCGCATACTATATCCATCATACATATACACAATATCACTATCTCTATCCCATGCTACCCAAGAACAAGCTGTTGGGTGATCCCAACCAAAATCTATACCACACAGTTTAGGATAATAATCTGGTATATCAAATGGCTCACATAATATATCTTCTTCGTTTATTGGGAATACCAATCCAGAACCTAATTGTGGTATTCCTTTTTCTCTCATTTTTCGTTCATGAGGTGGTAATGCTGCTAGAATTTGTTCTCTAACTTCTTTAGTCATGTGAGGTGCATCATCCCAAGTCGCTTGTATAAGGTCTTGACCTTTTTTTAAATTGTTTACAAACTGTGCAACTGTTTCGGTCATACCTTGCTCTGGTGTAAATGTCATATAAACAATACCCCCTTTATCAGCAGTACGAGTTAATGCTTGTGAATATATACCTTGAGGTGGTTCTTCATCTAACCAAATAACATCTAACGACTCACCCATCCATTTTTCTTTACCCATCTCATATGCCTTAAAACCTATACGAGAATATCCTCCACTTTTATGTCGTATAACAACACTATTAACTGCATTAGGAACTCCTGGTTTTCTTACTGTTTCTCCAATTAGTTTAAGAGGAATACTACCTGTACCTTTTGCACTAGGGTCATCTGGTTGCCCTACTAATTCTTTTTGACATACATCTCTGGTTGTTTCATTAGATACACCACCTACCCAACATCTTACAGGTCTATCAAACTTTCTACCCTCCCACCACTCTGGGTATAACCCTGTACAATGATAAGACATTTCCATAGCACCACAAAATGATTTACCTACCCTGTTACCTGCCATTAATAATCGTTGAGTAGCTTTACTATTATGAAATTTCTTTTGATACTCATATGGCTTATACTGTGCCATCTGATTAGTTTTTTTACGAAATTCCAACTCTTTGGCTATTTCTAATGCTCTGGCTAAATCATTCATTTCATTTTAATAATATTTCTTATATGGGTCGCTGTCATAAATAAACACAATACATGCATAGATGTTAAATCATATATAAATGAAAACCACCACCAAAAAAATTGACTAACCAATCCAAAGTATCCTGCATACCTCCAACCATTACCATATAACCATACACATAGTATAGCTGTTATACTTGCTATCCATTCTATCATAGCTTATCAAGATCATCACTATGAACCATTATCCAAAACCCTGCCCTACCCTTTTCACACAAAGCTACAACAGGGGTCTTACCCTCTTTCTTTGCCATAACATTTGTGTCATCCCATAATGTTATTACAGTATGCTTCTTTCTGAGCTTACATTCAATAAATAATTTATCGTGAATTACATCTGCCCTTGTAATCTTGCCATTGCTACCACTTAATGGAGTCCTCTGACCACCAAAAAATGCAGCTACTTGTCGTTCTCTTTGCTTCCAAGCTTTATCACTCATATACTATATTCCCATCTTATTCTTTTTTGTAATTGTATATCCTGCCATAAACGACCTTGCCTTGTTGTCCATCCTGTATCTTTTTTAAAAGGTTGGGTTTCTCCTGTTACAAAAAAACCACTAGCTTTTAAACTTGCTGCATTTTCTGATTCTAATGTATAAGTTAATACTCTTTTACCTCCCATATGTTTCCATATTTTCCAAGCTCTTGAATATAATAAACTACATAAATTTTTAATACCATTTTGCCTAGTACACATTCTTAATATTTCTAAAGTAAATCCATCATCTAATCTTCTAGCTACAGGTCTACCTCCAATACAAACAGCTTCTAAAACATCCTGTACAAGAACACCTATACAAAACTTACATCCTGTTACCTTTTTATTATGCTGATGGTATCTTGTTACAAATTCATTTGCTGTTTTAAGATTTAATGGTACAACTTGCATACCCTTATGTACCACAAAGTTAACCTATGTACAAGTAGTTAACAAAAGTTAATAACTAAATATCCCCTTTACTGTGTGGAATAATGCATATATATAGCAACAAATCGGCATTTTGGGGTGTAGGGGGTCTAAGTTATTGATTTTATTAGGTTTTTTGCCACATTATAATTATATATCCGAAATTTGCCCATAGGTGAAAGAGTGTGTGAGGTGAGCCATTAATCTTATTCTAACAA